TAATATGTTTGGGATTGTTTCGTTGAAAAAGGAAGAGCCGACAGGTTTTATGATAGGATGTTTGTTGGAGTTTCCTTATAGTAAAGATAAATTTGCAAAACAATTGGAACTATACGTAGTTCCCAAGGAGCGCGGAAAAATGACTGGAATACAAATGATGAAAAAATTTATAGACTGGTCAAAAATACAAGGAGCACAAGAAGTTATTTTTGATGTTTCTACACAAGTAGGTAGCTTTGATAAGTTAGCTCAACGTTTAGGGATGGAAGAAATAGGAAAAAGTTATAGGAAAATATTATGAGCATACCAGGATTATCTGACGGAGCAGATCCAGCTGGCACTACCTTTGGTACCCAGTTTACAAGAGAAGCTCCACAAATAGAAGCACGTAAGCTTCAATTAATGGACACAGCTTCAGGATTTGCAAAAGATCCTGTTACTATTCCTGGTCAACAAGTTTCTCCTTTCACCGATTTACAAAACGAAGCTTTTACGAGAACACAACAAGGACTTGGAAAATTTCAACCTTATTTAAATACCGCTACTCAACAATTATTAGATAGCACCGCAGCTTACGATCCTACCACTGCGTATAAACAATATATGAACCCTTATCAAAATGAAGTTATAAGTGGTATAGAACAACAGTTTGATAAAATGGAAAATCAAGCTAATTTAAGTGCTGCTCAAGCTGGAGCTTTTGGTGGTGCTAGACAAGGAATACAGACAGCAGAACTAGGTCGTCAACGTGCAGATGCTGTGGGACAAGCGCAAGCGCAAAACTATGGTCAAGCACAACAACAAGCACAAGCACAATTTAGTAATCAAATGCAAAGACAACAAACTGCAGCTCAAGGAATTGCAGGATTAGGAGCACAACAGCAGGCACTGCAACAGGGGGATATAGCATCAGCGATGTCAGCAGGTTCTGTACAGCAACAACAAGCACAACAAATATCAGATGCACAATACAGACAGCAGTTACAACAGCTGTATGAACCGTATCAACGTCTTGGTTTTGTTAGTGATATCTATCAAGGTATGCCTTCTAGTGGTATGTCAACAACGATGGGAACATCGCCAATGACAAATCCATTAGCGCAAGCGGTTGGAACTGGTATTACAGGACTAGCAGGATATCAAGCGTTAAAAGGTAGTTAGGATTAATATGGTTAGACCTATACTAAGACCTTTATTTCAAAGAATGGCACGTGGTTCACAAGATCCACGCGCAAGAATGTTTGTTGCTGGTGGACTTGGTCCTTTAGCAATAGATAGTATCACAGACACATCACAACTAGATATTACTGAAGACATTACAGATATTAGTAATGTAACATCAAACGAGCAACCTTCAGAAAATGCTAATAATGCACCAGTAGGACCTAATCAAAATTCTGTAAATCAAGCTAATGAAGAGGAAAATAAAAATGTAAATTCTATGGATAATAATGCTACATCAGATTTTACCGGAGCTGATAAAGCTTCCACTGATTTGTCTAACGATCCAGACATAGCTGATTACATTGATAATGATAGTGTTCAACGTATTAATAATTACAAAGATGTAATTAAACAATTTTTAGGAGAGTCTTCTGGTGGAGATAAATTACAACAAACAGCTTTACTTTTACAATTAGGTACAGCTTTAATGTCAGGAAGAACTGATCAACCTGGTCTTCGTGGATTTTTTGACGTAGTAGGACAAGCTGGTGCACAAACAGCCCCTATGTTATTTCAAATGGGTATAGAAAAACAAAAAGCAGATCGTGAAATAAACGCAGCTGCTTTAGATTTATATTTTTCACAAATGGATAAGATGAGTGATCGAAGTGGTCCTTATGTTCAAGTATATCAAAACTATAAAACAAATGCTGATGGATCCTTGGCTATAGGACAAGACGGTCAACCTATTAAATTAGAAAAACCTTTAAGGTTAATGACAGTGAAAAGAACAAGCCCAGAAGAAACTAAATTTTATGAACTTAATAAAAATTATGGAATGAATTTGTTTGAGTTTGTCGAAGCTGGTGAAGGTGCAGGAGCTTACGGTTTAAGCTATCCTGATCAATTAACTGTAAACAAAGATTTAGGATCAGATGCTAATGCTCAAATTAAATATGCTAACTATGTTCAACGTGGTTTAATACCACTAGCTAATGAAATACTTCCAATGATTATAGACCGTCCTGATCTTATTGGTGCTTCAGGTGAATTTGGAAAAATTGTAGGTCCACTAGCTGAAGTTTTTGAAGAATTTACAGGAAGTGTTGTAGCGGGAGATTTTGATTCCAGTGATCCTACAGGAGGAGGTTTTGCTGTACGTGAAAGTTCTAATGGAACAATGAATATAGACAATGTAGAAATACCAGTCTTTATTGATAAAGAAAATAAGTATGGGGGTAATGGATTAAATCAAGATAGATATGGTGCGGCGTTAGAAGATGGTGGTTATGGTGTAGATGTAGACGGAAACCCAGCTAGAGCATATGTAGTTGCAGATTCATTTACTAAACTGTTACAATCTGGTGGTGAGAGATCAGTATTAGAAACTTTTGAAACAACATTAGGTTTAATGTTAGCAAGAGATAGACAGCCAACTGGTCGTATGTTAGCAGACGTTCTTCGAAGATCATTTGCCGATGTTAAATTAACAGGAATAGGCAATCGTACAACTGACCAAGCAGTAGTTCAAAACTACATGCGTATTTACAATCAACTATATGATAACATGGCAGGTGCATTAAAACTTGCAGGAATGAATCCTGATGATAATCCTGAATTCTTTAAAATTGAAGGTTCTAAAAATTTGGAAAATTCCTATTATAACTGGTTACAACAACCACAAAACAAATCAGAATATTTAAGACCAGATGTAAGTGGGAGTCAAACATATAAAAGTTGGCTTAAGAGCACACAAGGTAATATAGATATGAATCATCAAGAAGATATGCAAAAAAATAAAGTAACACACGAAAGTTTATTGGAGAAATGGGGCTAATGGCAAATAAAAATTATCAAATAAAAGAATTTGAAGAAGCAGCTTCTGGTTTAGGAGCTAAAGATAAAGAATTTGTAAGTGTGACAGAGGGTGGTATACCCCAAACTAAACCTGAAGAAATTGCTAGCAAAGTTAGAAAAGGATACCAGCCTGCCGTTCAAGCAGCAGCTGCACCTTTTCAATTATTAGGTAACATGTTAGTTCCAGGTGGTGCACCATTTGGAAAAGATAACCCTTTTATTAATTCTCAAAAAGATATGGACGCAAGAGCATCACAACTTGCTAACATGAAAACTTATAGAGAGAAAAGAGATAGTGTTAGAGATAATGTTGTAAACATTATTCATGCGGCTAAAGAAAAAAATCCTAACATGACACCAGAATTAGCGGCTGAGTTAGAACAAGATATTAATAACTATGTAAGATCCATGGGACTTAGTTCAAAAGACTTTATAACAGCAACACCTAGTACTTTATTAGCTGAAGATGAATTTGGTTTTTATACGTCTAGTCCTAATCCTTATCCTGCAATAGAATTAACACAAGAAGCAATTGGTGGGACAGTTGGATCATTAAAAGGATACAGAGCTGGTCCGGTTGTTAAAGATGCTTTTGGAAATTTTTTTAGATATGGAACAAAAGGCACGGTAGACAGAATGAAAGCAGGTTGGGCTCGTTCCGGTACTAAAAACATCAAGGCCCCAGGACCTTGGTGGGCTAAAGCTTTAGGAGCTGTAGCTGGAGGTGCTATTGGAGTTGGTGCGGCTGACTATGGTTACGAAATGGAATTAGATATTATGAACCGAGCAGGTGTTGCTAAAAAAACTTTACAAATGAGCGACAACCAAATTAAAAATTTAATTGGAGATATGATTCCAGAGCTTGCAACTTTTGGTCCAACGGGAATTAATAGACCTGATCAAACGGAAAGAATGAAAAGTGCTGTTAAAGACATGGTTATAGATGCCGGTGTAAGTAGTGTGTTCTTTGGAATAAGACCAGCTTATTATGGATTAAGAAATTTTATTGGTGAAAAAGGTTTTAGAATGTTTCAACCTCGTGCAGGTTCTGGAGTAGCTACTGGTACTGATATTTTATCTGCTGAACAAAGATTATATGGGTCAGGTAAATTTAGTAATTTTAATAAAGTAGATCCACAAACTGAAAAGTTTGTTGCTGCAACTTTAGGTCCAAGAGGTGAAGATGTTACAATGCATATACCTCTTATTGGTAAAGCTGTAACACGTTTAATGCGTAGTCCTGTATTTAATTTTTTAAGTCCATCAGAATTAAAAATGCCTCTTAACAAATTTGAAGACATGGCACCGAAATTAAATACGAGAACAGGAACTAATGTTCAAAGATCAGATGTAGGATCGCCTATTTTAGCAGGAGGTGTAAAAATGTTTGGAAGAGCACCAGTTATTGGTGGTGCTATTTATAAAAACAAAGCACAACAAATGGATGCTTACATGGATCTTGGTGAAAGTATTATTCAAAAACTAACGTTTGCTCCGTTAATTAATGTTACAGAACATGGTGTGCGTGTACAAGATTTAGCACATGCAGGAGCTAGAGGATTTATTAATGCAGCTAACTTAAAACAAAATGCATTATTAGATGCCGCAAGAAATTATGGTGCAGTGGTAGATGATACTAATTTTGTAAACATGGCGAAAAGAGTTTATGAAAAAGGAATGGCTCAACGTCAAATTGTACCAGGAGATACTCGTCAATATGGTGGAAACGCAGCATCTTCACAAATTCCTAAAATGACTCCTGAACCTATTTTAGATTTTTTAAAAACACAAGTTATAGATCCAGGCGTAGCTGGTGCAAGAACAATAGAAATGTATTATGGACTTCGTTCACAAATGGATGAGCTGTACAAAAAATGGATGAAGAATGCTGATGGTGAAAGCCAAGGCGATATTATGAATTTATATAAAGCATGGGAATCTGACATTGGTAAATTAGCTGATTCTGGAATACCTGAAGTAGCTAAACTATGGAGAGATTATGAAACATTTGTAAGTAATGGAATGCTTATGTTTGGAACAAAAGCTGGTAAAGCAATGACAGGTGGAATTGAAAGAACTGGTATGGCTTTAAATCAAATAGATCCAGATAGACAAGCATCTAATTTATTTCAAAGTGTTGTAGATATAGCAAAAGCAGATCCTGCAAACGCTGCACAAACTTTAGCAGTCATGAAAAACATTGTAGGGGATAAAGCATACTACCAAGGTTTAGGAATTTATTTAAATAAAGTATTTAATAATTCTATAAAACAAGTAGATGGTGCTGAACTTTTTGATGGACAAGCATTTAAAGAAGCACTTGGTTTAGGAAAAGATAATCCGCTAGGAGATTTATTTAAAAAAGCATTACCTGGTCCACAAGTTTCTAAACTTGTTAAAAAAAATCAACGTACAGGAGAAATTTTAGAATTTGATAATGTAAGTTTTAATGAAGGTTTAAGAAAAGCTGGATCCGTTATGCCAGAAGGTATAACTGCAAGACAAGCAGCTCAACTGCCAACGCAAAAAGATTTAGCTGATTTTGCTACTGTTATGGAAGCAGCAGCTAAAAATGGTATTCCACAAATTAGTACTTTCATGGCAAGACGTGCCGTAATGGGTGGTATTAGATCTGGTATTGCATCTGCAATGCCTCAATCAGCTTTAGGACTAAAAATGAAAACTGGAGCAGCAGCTGGTGCTTTAGGATCTTTTACTGGATGGGTAGTTCCTGTAGGTTTAGCATACGGTGTAAGATACATGGGTGGTATAATGACTAGCCCTCCCTCTCTTCGTGCTTTTACAAGAATGATGGATGATACTCTTCCAGAACAAACCAGACTTGCTAACTTTGTTAGACTTGTAAGATTACGTCCAGAAGAATGGAAAGAGTTTGACCGTGAATTATACGAAGTAGAAAACGATCAACGGTATAGAGAAACTGTAGGAAAAAATGTGGCACCTGTTAAAGAAGGCGCACAAATTTTTAAAGAAGCTATAAGTGATATTTATCAACAAGGAAAAGGTATAGCAGAGGATACAATGGGTACACCTGGCAGTTCTCCTATAAATAAAGCTCTTGATAGAATACAAAATCCGCCTGCGCCAGAAGCAAATTTCTTTGCTGATGAAGCAGACATGTCTAGTCTTGGTTCGTCAATACTACAAAACCCTAACATGAATTCCGCAGCTGCGGCTTCTCTTTATGAAGGCAACTTAGATCAAGCACTTGCTAATCAAGTTGCTCCAAGGATGGCAGCAAAAGGTGGATTAATATCTTTAGTATCATGAGCATTAGAGACGCAATATGGGTAGTAGGAATTTTTATAGCACTGGGTGCTACATGGGGCATGACGTCACAACGTGTTAGTGCCATGGAAAAAGACATGGATAGAATAGAAGAAGCATTAATGATGTTTACACAAATTGAAATACGAATAGCTGTTATGGAAACAGAACTTAAAAACATAAATAAAAAATTGGATAGATAATGAATTACGATAAACTTTTAGAGTCAGTTAAAAAACACGAAGGATTTCGAGACACCGTTTATTTAGATACCCTAAATAAAAGAACCGTGGGCTACGGCCACTTATGTGTGGAAGACCATTGGGAAGACGGTAAAAAATATGACAAAGAATATTTAGAAGACATTTTAGAAAAAGATTTACAATCAGCAATTGATCAAACACACGACATGTGTGCTCACTTAAAAATTAGTGATGATGCAAAAACTATAATTTGTGAAATGATTTTTCAGCTTGGGGGGACAGGAGTTT